GAGAGACTATAACTCAACAACAAGATAATTACGTTATGTCTGTTACTGATCCTAAGATAGCAAATGCTTTTGCAGGTTCATTTAAAGCAGTAGAACATATAGGTAAAAATATTTACGCAGGTCTGGTGCATAACTTTTTAAATCAACCTGCATTAAAAGGAACTAGCATAAACATAAGAACAAGAGGAAGCGATGGTAAGGGGAAAGATGCTTTCAATATAGCTCGTTCAGATTATAAAGCAATAGAAAAAAAATTAGTAAAACTAAAGCTTTTAAACGATGAAGGACTCCTTGATAAGGCTGCTTATGAAGCATACGAAAAAGAACAAACTGAATTAGGAATACCTGCTAAAGATCGTATACTAGGTGGATTAGCTTTTGACAGTTCAGTCTCTTCTTTAAAGTTAGGCGCACAGGATGTCTTAGTTGTATTATCTGCTGTAACAGGAGACACAAGAAAAGGTTACTTCCCTCACTATAGATACGGTGATCATGCTGTTGCCGTGTACAGAAAAGACACTAAAGAAATAGTAAGATTAGAAACTGCTGAATCTAAATTATTTGAAAGTCTTGGAGGAGTTCCTTTAGTTGGAGACAAGTTAAAAAAGAATCTAATTAATAAACAAAAAGAACTTCAAGCTAAATTAACAGAAGATTATGGTAATGAGTTTGATGTTGAACCTTTACTGTTAACACTGGATGAATCTGGTAATGTTGATCCATCAGCTAAAAAAACTATTATGGATGCATTAGGTGTACTAGGTACTTTAGGACAAGCATACACAAGAAGAGTTAATGATGCTAGTAAACTAGAACAAGTAAACGGTTTTATTGAGATGATTAAATCTGAAGCTGTTGGTAGTAGAATAGAAGCACTAACAAGAAAAAGAAAAAATATTCCGGGTTACATGAACTCACAAAATAATGATGGAACTTATTATAAAAAATCTATTCAACGTTACATAGATGAGGGATCTAATACAGCATCATCTTTGTTTGAAGAACCAGAATTACTTGATGCTAAAACTGAAATAGCAGAAAGAATACAAGGTGGTATAACTTCTAATCTTTATAAACTTGCAGATGGAACATTTGATTACGTAAACAATCCAAACAATGAAGCAAGCTTCTTACGTAGTTATGCATTTCATATGTTCTTAGGATTTAATTTATCTTCAGCTGTTGTTAACTTAACTCAGACTGTACAAGCTACCCTTCCTATTCTTTCTTCTATCACAGGCATGGGTAAAGGAACGGCTGGTGTAATTAAAGCAGCAAAAGATACCCTTAGATTATCTAAGCACATGTTAGACGAATCACCTAGACTTGGTAAGTACGGGTTCGAGTTTTTTACTACAGAAGTAGATTCAAATGGAAATGTAAATACAATTATAGATCCTTCACGTAAACCAAAGTGGATGCCTGAAGATGAGTTTCAAATGCTTGCTAGGTTGTTTCAGAAAGGAACCATACAGCCTATTCAGAATATGGACTTAGGTGCAGGAATTTTATCACAGAGTTTAGATAAACCAATCGCACGTACACTAGCTGACGCATCTGGCTTTGCATTTGGTTATGTTGAGAATTCTAACAGAATAACAGCAGCTTTATCTTTCTATCGCGCAGCTAAACAAGACGCAAAGAATAATAAGAAAGACAAGTTCAGTGCCTTTGCATCAGGAACAAGATTCAGTGAGCCTGTCTTAGATGATAATGGAAATAGTATTGAGAATGATACAGAAGAAGGACAGGTTGCCTTTGCTGAACGCATGGCAGAGATGGGTGTAGAAAAAACACAGTTCTTTATGGGTAAAGAAAACAGACCTACATTCTTTAGAGGCCCATACATGAGTGCAATTACTCAGTTTCAAAGTTTCTTATTTCAAATGGTTGGAAGTTATACTCAAGCTTTCAATAGAGCACTTGGAGGCAAGCTTGAACAACATTCTCCTGAAGAACAACAACTATTAAAAGTTATGGCACGTAAACAAGTAGGCATGATGACTATGACCATGATGGCTTTTGGTGGAGCTATGGGTCTTCCGTTCATGGAAAACATTAAAGAGCTGTGGAAATTTCTTACAGAAAACTTTGGTGATGAAGTTGGACAGGACATTGAACAGTCAATGAGGGAAACTCTTGGGCCTATCTTAGGATACAATGCTACTGATATGTTATTACGAGGACTCCCAAGAGGACTTGGTATAGATGTATCTAGAAGAACAGGTTATGGTGATGTTATACCATTAAGATTAGTTATGGGTGGTGACGCTATAGATTTTACAGGACCAGCTATTGCTAGGTTATGGGATCAAGTTCAAGGAATAAACAATGCATTTGAAAGAAACACAGGATTACCTGATACATCTTTAGCTCTTGCTCAAGCTTTATTACCTGTTGGATTCGGTAACTTTATAGAAGGTGCTATCCAAGAACCTAGTAGGGGAACTTTAACTAGAAGAGGACAACAGATTTTACCAGCTGGGGATTTAAGTAACATACAACGTGTTATAAAATCAGCTGGCTTTACACCTACTAACGTGGCAAGAGCAAGGGAACGTAAAGGAATAGAGAACTACTATAATTATCGTTCAAAGAATGGTAAAGATATGTACTCAAACAGAATGGCTGTCTCATTAAGTAACTATATGAGTGCTATAAAAAATGGTGACCTTGATGCTGCAATGGATGCGTATCAAGAATACTTAAAAGATTATCTGCATGTAAGTAATCATGATTTAAATAACATGGCTACACCTTCAAAGCAATACAATATTAATCCTAAGACTATTGAGAAACGTGCAGAAAGAACACAAGATGCAATGGGACAAAATCTTTCTTCTAGAATCAGAAAGAACATACGTCCTGAGTTACAACAGAAGATGATGGACGGGGCTATACCTACAAGCGGTTGACATATTAATACTTTGTTCTTATAAATAGCTGTATGAAACAGCCAATCAATGTATATATAGGATATGATTCTCGTGAGCCAGAAGCTTACGAAGTCTGCCGCCATTCGTTACTGAAGTTCAACAACGAAGACTTCAGTGTAAACCCAATACCTATAAAGCATCAAGAGCTTAGAGAAATGGGACTCTTCGATAGACGTTGGGTGATCGACGAACAGGGACAATACTGGGATGAGTTAGATGGTAAGCCTTTCTCTACAGAATTTTCCCATAGTAGATTTGCCATACAAGAATATGCTAAGACAGTACATAATCAAACTGGCTGGACCATGTTTGTTGATTGTGATTTTTTATTTCGTAAACCTGTCAAACAGTTATTTGATTTAGTCGATGATAAGTATGCAGTCATGTGTGTTAAGTTTGATTGGAAACCACGTAGCACTGTTAAGATGGACAACAAGATTCAATCATCATACCCACGTAAGCTGTGGTCTTCTTTAATGATGTGGAACTTAGATCATCCTGAAAATAAAAGGATGGGTTACATTAAGTTAAACAACGCTTACGGTATAGATCTACATACATTTACATGGTTACATGAAGATAAACTTATTGGAAGTATTCCTGAAACTTGGAACTATGTTCCTAGTGTTTCTTTAAATAACCCTGATCCTTCTGCTGTACATTTCTCAGAAGGTGGTCCGTGGTTTAAAGGATATGAATACGTAGACTATTCTTTTGAATGGCGCAGAGAATATGTAACAGCTCTCTATGAGAAATGGGATTCTGTTAGGTTTGAAGAAACAGCAAGACGAGTAACAGCAGGAAAAAAATAACATGAGTATTAATATTGTAACTAGTTTCCCTATTAAAGCATGGGATCTATATGCTAAAGATTTTTTAATATCCTTTGAAAAGAAGTGGGATAAGAAAGTAAATCTAGCCGTGTATTATGATGGCGGTGAGTTACCTAAAGATATAGTTAAGAGTGATCGTATCTCTTATTTTAAACTAGAAAAGGATAAAGACTGGGCTGCTTTTCAAGACACGTATGGAGAAAACAATGGCAGACCAGAAGGCTATGATGAGATAGAGCAATGGCCTCCTAGAACATTTGTTCAAGATGATACATACAACTACCGTATGGATGCGGTAAGGTTCTCTCATAAAGTATTTGCGATGACAGGAGAAGCTAATAGGTTAGTACATAACGCAAGCTCTGAGGCTGTTAAGAATGGTGTTAATCCTTTACATGTAGATGTAGGTCATCTGGTATGGATTGATTCGGATTCTAAAACTAAAAAAGATGTGTCGTATGATACTGCTGTAGATATGATACGTACAGGAGACAACGTTCAGATGGATGAGATTAGTCATCTAGGAAGAACAACTATTGACTACAGCTGTACATCTTTTATTTCTTTTCATCTATCCAGCATACGTGTTCAGGAATTTCTCAGTGACTTCAGAGGTATCTATGTAAGTGGTGAAGTGTTTGGATACAGAGAGTGGACTGATGCGTTTGTGTTTACTCGTTTACTTACTATGTATGGAGTTCACGGTTTAGTAATTAATAACTTGACTGAAGACTGTCCTGACTTAGATGCTTTTGATACAGCTGAGATAGGGAAGTACATGGTTCACAACAAAGGTAATCAAAAGATTACAGGTGAACTTCCGCCAGATGTATCCGGGCCTCAACGGAATGATATGATACATAAACTAGTGGCTCATTATAAGTTTAAGAACATACTCGAAATAGGAACATGGAGTGGAGCTAGAGCTATTAAGATGGCATCTGCTTTGTTCGAAGCTGGTGTAGAGAAAGTACATTATTCAGGCTTTGATTTGTTTGAGACTGCAACAGAGACTGATGATGAAGTAGAAAAGAATGTTAAGAAACATTACAGCGAGGATGAAGTAAAAGAATATTTATTTAATTTCTCTAACACTGCTGCAAAGAACGGTAAAGAGTTTACTTACCAACTGTTTAAAGGAAACACCCGTGATACCTTAAAGATCTTAAAGAATAAAGATTACTGTAACACTCATAACATTAAGCCTGACTTTGCTTATATAGATGGTGGTCATAGTGTTGAAACAATTAGATCTGATTACGCAGCTCTCAAACATTTACCTGTCATTTTATTCGATGACTTTTATACAAAAGCAGATGGTCAAGATGATTTCCCAGACACCACAAAGTTTGGTTGTAATGAGATTATTGATAAGGACATTGACGAGAAATACTTAAAGGCCGTGATACCTACTAACGATCATATTGCAGGAGGTGGTATAACTAACTTAGCTGTAGTAGTTAAAGAAACAAAGAGAGGACTACCCCCAGCTCTCGCGCCTACTAGAATGCCTATTAAGGTTAACCCTCAAGACTGTATGCCTAAAGAACATATTAAAAATAATATAGAAACTAATACACCTAAGATAAGTAGATGGATAGATGAGAAGGGCGCGATCAATGAAGATACTATTGTTGTAGCATCAGCTGGTCCATCTTTAGTAGACTATATAGATGAGATAAAAGAGAAGCAAAAGGAAGGAGCTAAAGTTGTTTGTGTTAAACATTCATTACCTACTCTGTTAAAACATGGCATCATTCCTTACGCATGTACTATACTAGATCCTCGTTCTATTGAAGGTGAATCAACACATGGTGTACTAAGGAAAAGTTTATTTAAAAAGATTCCAAAAGAAATTAAACTGTTGGTTGCAAGTATGACTGATACTTCAGTATTAGATTACTTACTTACTAAGACAGATAACATTATAGGATTCCATGCTTTCTCTAACGCTGTATCAAAGTATCCATTCTTAAATGGTAAGTATCTTATAACAGGTGGTACATGTGCGGCTACTAGATCAGTAGGATTATTTCATACAATGGGATTCCGTAACTTCCATTTGTATGGGTTTGATTCTTCTCTCCTAGAAAAGCCAAAAGACTACGACAAAAAACGTGCAGACGGTATGCCGCTTTACATGAATGTTGGTATAGAGGACGGTAAAGAAGACAGTGAAAAGTTCTGGACAACTGGAGAACTATTAGCATTGGCTCAAGATGTGGAGCAGATGTTAGACAGTCAAGTTCTTGATCTTAATATTGACATACACTGTAAGGGACTTGTTAATGCGGTGTGGAAAGACAGGTTAACAAAAGGATACAAGAAAAGAATGTATACAGATATCTTAGCATGAGTGATGATAACATAGTTAAGTTTCCTAATAACGCAATTGTTACAGTTGTAAACGACGCACTGACGCAACAAGAATTAGATGTTAAAAAGAAAGCTTTAATCAATTGCCTTACCGATGCGATACGTAGAGTAGAGGAATCTGATAACATAACAGGTGGTGTGTGTTTATTATTTGAAGACAATGGAACCATGTACGATTCAATGGGCGGCGATGTCAGCGGTACTAACTTATATGTTATGTTAGATAAGCTCAAATTAGATCTAATGAAGATCATTTGTGATACAATGGGGTACACTAATTACTCAGAAGAGGATTAAAAGTTATGTTTGGATTAGCTGAATCAGTAGTCGGGGTAGCAGGGAAAGTCTTAGATAAATTTATTGAAGACAAAGATCTCAAAGCAAAACTAGAAGCAGAATTAAAATCACAAATAGTTTCTTTAGATTTGGCACAGGCTCAAGCTAATATAGAACAAGCAAAGCACCCATCTATATTCGTAAGCGGAGCTAGGCCATCCATCATGTGGATATGTGCTTTCGGTATTGGGTGGCAGTTTGTATTCCAACCAATTGCAATTTGGATTGTTGCTGTATCGGGATCAGCTATTGTTCTTCCTGACATTCAAACAGAAGGTCTGTTGACTTTAACACTTTCATTATTAGGTTTAGGTGGGATGCGTAGTTTTGAAAAGTCTAAAGGAATACAACGAAACAATATGAAATCTAAATGATTAATTTAACTGACAACGCAGACATACATCTATCCTCAGTTATCAATGAGAATGTTGATATGTTTACAGACATAAGGCTATCTGTTACTAGCGGAGGTTGTTCTGGTTTTAACTATGACTGGCAGTTGACTAGCTCAAGAGAGACAGGAGATCATGTTATTGATCTTGATTCAGGTAAACTTCTTATTGATAATGTCTCCCTCTTATACCTTGAAGGTATGACTATAGACTATAAGAAAGATATCTTTGGTCAGAGGTTGATGATAGATAATCCTAATGTTAAATCTACGTGTGGGTGTGGTGAGAGCTTTCAAGTATAATAATTACGTAGTTTAAGTAAAATCCTTCAACGTACAGCCCTTTACAGAGCATCTAAGGGGGTACTCAGCACCATACCTAGCCCAGACATAGTGATTCCTCTGAGATGTTCTTATAACAGCGTACAATAGAAATCATCTAAGACCACATGCAACTCTTAGAAATAGAACAGCTTAGTACATATGTTAGTAATCCATTAGCAAATATGGATATAGATACAGCATTAATTATTATTAAAGCCCTATCATTCCACAACAACGCAACACATAACCATCCCATTACCCCTACCAGATGAAAGATAAGGTTAATAGGATAGATATTGTTTGTTGTGAGAAGCATTCCAATTAAAAGAATGATAGAAGAGGCCCACTTAATGTACCAATCTTTTGTGTAGGTTGGAGTTGTTTTTTCCATCATGCTCCGCATGTGCCTCCATGACCAGCTATATCACAGATGTCATGTGTTTCAACTGACTCTTCAAATTCTTTTCCAAGTTTATCTTTAGCTTCAGCGTAACTCACTCTGGTAAGAGGCTGACCGCCACGACTACCGTTAGGATAAACAGTGAACCCCCTAAGATTGCGAGCGTACTTCGCAAGTGTCTGGGCAAAATCTTCAACAATGTCTTCATTATTTAATTTACTCCCCCATTCAGGCAAGTTAATGGTACTTGAGATAGACATATCAACGTACTGTTGAACGTCTGCTTGAACTTTTATTCTCCTTTCATAATCTTCTGCTAAATCTAAAGCAGTTTCAATACTATCTGGATCAGTTCCATAAGTCTCTATAATTTCTTTAGCCGCAGCATCAACTACGTATTGATAGTGCCACCTGTTACCGTTCTTTAGATACCTTCTCTTATAAGCAACAGCAAAGATAGGCTCTATACCTGTACTTGTTCCTGCTAAGATTCCTATTGAACCTGTAGGAGCAACGGCTCTATTAGCAACAGGAATACTTAATCCTAAATGTCCTGAGAACTCCTTAGATACCTTGTCACTTACTCCTTTGTATATACCTAACCAGCTATGTAACTCAGGAGTAACCTCGTAACGTGATCCTCTTTTTAAGAGCCACTCATGTACTCCCATAATACCTAAACCAAGTCTACGATTCTTCTGTCTAACGTCATATACTTTTTCATAAGGAAGTTTTGCTTTAAGAGTCCCACATATAAGAAACTTTGTGGCTAACTCAACAACGCTAGAAAGTTCAGAAGGACTGTCAATCCTAGCAAGATTAAGAGATCCCAAATTACAAACGTCACTATCATCTTCTGAAGTAACTTCGGTACATGCATTTCGTAAAGTTTCTTTTTCTTTTTCAAAGAAATTAAATGAGAAACCCGGTTCACCTGTTCTAAGTGCCTGACCCACATTAGTCCTAAAGACATCTCCGATTTCTCCTGTCTCAATGTAATTAAGTAGCCACTCCGTATCGTAATTAACGCTGACGTTTGTCATATCAAGTGGAGCAGGGAAGTTAAAGTCCTGATCTTTTATATCGGCATAAGACATTCCCGGTTTAGGAACGGCATTACCATTGTCATCATAGTCAGGAGTACCAACTGGCATTGAGTGCCAATCTTTTGATTTAAGAAAGGAGTCAATGTCTTTATGCTTCCAATTAAGACTAGCATAGATAGCAGACCTACGCGAACCACCTTGCATAACCCTACGTCCTATCTCATTAATCATCTGCATCTTAGGTATAGGACCAGAAGCTTTACCACCTGTTCCTTTAAGTACTTCACCTGATCCTCTGTACACAGAGTAATCAATTCCTATACCACCACCTGTCATGAGACAAGATTCTGTCTTCCAAGAAAGATTGGCCCAGTCTTCTCGTGTATCTTCTTCAGCCTTCAATAAGAAACAATTATTAAAAAACTTATTCTGTCGGCCAGCGTAGTAAAGATACCGTCCACCGGGAATAAACTTTAAGTCACTGATCATGTTAGATAGTTCGTTTACTTCATCATCAGTTAAATAATCACCACACACATCAACTGCTAGGGTTCTAGCAAGATCTGTCCACGTTTCACATCCTTCATGCTGATACTTTTGTTTAAAGATTGTCTCACTAAATTCAGATCTGAACATAGGGTTTTCGTTACTACGCCATGTAGACATAATATATCTCTCCTTTTAAAGTTGTAACAAACTACAGGTTGTAAAGCTTACTAGCTATATCACTACGTACAACCCATATATAACTCTTACCGACCTGTTCTCTTTCTGACCAAATATTAAAGTCAGTGAAGCCACGTTTTCTATAATACCTTTTTATATCATCAATAAGAAATTTAGTTTTCTGCTTGGATTCTAAATAATTAAACTTAGGATTAGGGTTTGTATTCAATGAGTTAGACACTTTCTTTTACCTTTTGTACTAAGACTTTTAAATAGTATTCAGATTTTTCTAAATCTTCTACAGGGTTACCTTTGTATTTGTATCTCCAAAGATATTTTAAGATGTTACCTTTCAAGTAACCACAGAATTCTTCTGGTTCCATGCTCGCTTCTATTGCTTGTATGGCTTCGATGTTTTTTCTGTTGTAGTGTGGTGGATTGTTAACCATGTCTTCTGACATCTTGCTCTCCTTAGTTTTTACTAGAGTTTAAAAGAATATTAATTCTACGGTAAGTAAACTCACGCTCACCGTCCATGATAAGTTTAAAATATCTTCTTGCGTAATCAGGATCTATACCTGCTAGTTCACATATAGTTTCAAAAGAAGAAGCAGTTACACACTCAGGAATAGAGAACCATTTAATTGCACAGGCTCTATCAGCAACAGCAGAACGAGGTTCTCCTTCATACTCTGGCTTAGTTGCGTCTAACAAAGACTGTAAAAACACTGCTATAAACATAACTCTTTCTGGACTAGACCTTTCTAATTTGTTTTGATCTTCATTAAAAATATACGTACTTGATAACGTGTCCCATGCAGTTTCACTGTTCTCTCCAATGAGAGTATGGTCCGTATCTTGAACCGATATAGTTGCGATGATCGACATCTTTATAGGTTTTGTTAGCTTCTCTTCTTTCTTCATGTATCCAACTGCCGGGGATAGTATCTCTAGCCCACATAAAATCATTTTTTGTAGCCCACTTACCGTATGTAGTTGGACTTCTCTTCCCTATTTTTACATTAGAGTCCATAAAAACTAACCTAATGTCAAGGTGTGGGTTACTACTTCGCACAAATATCATCTTTTGTCTATCCTTTAAGGGGAACCATCCCTTACACTCAATACATATACCATTACTTAATACGATATCTGGAGTGTAATTCCTAAAGTTCTCAGGAACCGTGTACTTTATTCTGAATGGTTCGTAGGTACTCTTGGAATCTTTTTCAAGAACATCGTTGAATACATTCTCTTCAAACTTAGATCTAAAAGTTTGGTGTGAGTTCTTCGACATTAGGAGTCTTCCTTACTTGAGTTAAGTATCTGGTTCCATTGGCATAATTGAAACCTCTTAAACCAACACCATCGTTAACATCTGCCCAACAATCAAACTTAAACCTACAATAAGAACAACCTGTTGCTAACTTTAAGTTACCTGACTGACCATCAGGTACGGGGTCATAGCATTTCTCAGGAGGTGTGTCCTTAGACATAGCTTCTTTTAGATACTTAATTCTTTTCTCAGGATTAATCATCTCCATCTTATGTACAGGCATACAAGTTATCTCACCTGTTTGTTTATCCATTACTATGAACGCAGCTTCTTCATCATTTTCTTTATGTGCATAGGCAGAGATCTGTCCTATGTATCCAAATGGATCATCTTCAGTAAGCTTTTGATTCTTAAACTTGAGAAAGGATCTGCCCGATGCTGACTTAAAATCTACCAAGACACCATCAACTCTACCATCTTGGTGTCCTTTGATGCCGTCTATCTCGTGTTCTTTTTGTTGTTCTTCTACACTATGTCCAGAAGATTTAAGAAGTAAAACAAGTAGTTCTTCAATGATGTGTCCATAAAGAAACTTTAATCTTAAACTGTAATCTATATACTCTGGTTCAGTATCGTCTTGTGACTCGTACCAAAGCTGTCTGGCTGGCTTACCTATCGAAGACATACGTAGGATCACCCTCTTCTCTTTACTTATAGCCTCCGTAAAGGAAGAGGTGATAGCTTCAGAAACATTATCACAAAAAACTTTGAGAACGTCAGAAGATGGAGAGCGACCTTCATCCCATAAAGTTTGAACATCTTGTGGTATTGTTGATATATTCTTCATAACTATCACCTCTAATTTTGTTGCTAGAAAGGAGCGTCTTCAGTACGGCTGTCTTCAGTGAACCCACCTTCAACAACATCAAAGCCACCAGCATCGTCTTCACCAGCATTAGGATTATCATAAGCCACTAAGGAGACAACCTGAACTCCTTGTAACAAGAACATTTGAAATCCTGACTTGGTAGTTTTAGATGTAAATTTAACGTTAACATCTGAACCGTTACCAAGTGTATGATACATCTCATCAGCACATTGATTATTACTAGCATCAACAAGAGGTGGCTTCGGATTAAGATCACCATTGTAATCGAAACCATACGCTTTAAGAGTAACAAACTCTCCCTTCATTCCAGCACTAGTCTTACCAGAGTTAGGGTCATCAGTCTTAATCGTAAGACCGTTATCTTTAGCAACCTTGAGATTCTTCTTATCAAGATTACCAACGTCCAGAGAGTAACGCTTATCGTCTGGACCTAATTTAGTACCCATTGGGGTATGAAGTTTAGGCCAATAGGCTTTTCCAGAAATGACTGGCATGATTGTATTCCTTTTCTTTAAGTTTCAAATAAGTTTCAAATAATTTACTTAACGTTACAATTAAAGCAATCGATATTTATAGTCAAGAAAAAAATTCAATATCGTGTAACTTTTTTATCGGCAGGTTGTAACAGTCTGCTACTACTACGTATCCATTGTCTCCCTCCTGTTCTCCTTTCTTATAAAACTTAGCTTCATCAAAATACTTTTCCTTTTCTATCCAACCAAGCACCCATCCTTTTTCTAAGGTGCGTAGCATTCTTGCAAACACATACACATCACACTTCTGTTTAGTGTTATAAGCTGCTACTGAACACATGTAATAGTCACGAGGTTTTACTGTACAACTCTTAGTCTTTACATCTATGGTACGGTCACCAACTTTAAGATCATAGTCGTAAGTGTTTGACACAACACTATCTTTTAGGAAGTCAGCTACGGCAAACTCACCTAAGAAACCCATCGTGTTTCCTTTACCTTTTGTAATAGAGTTACGAAGCGTACCCATCTCTTCTGACTTGCTGTTAGCTTTGTTAACCCAATCTCTTTTAACTTTAAATTCATCTATCATGGTCTATGTCCATATGGTTCGGCTTCGTCACCGTAAAGAACAATACATCCTCTTGGACCTTCTTCACAGTTAGGATAACTAAAACAGGCTATATGATTATCATCGTGTAACTGATTTATAATTTTCTCTAACTCTTCAATTCTATATTTTAATAGATGAGTTACCTTTTTATATTGTTTTGTTTTTACCACTTCTTTTAAGTATCTTTCTTTGTAGCTTTTAATTCTCTTCATATTAGTGTGTCTCTGCCCAGTTCAATCCAATCTTTGCTTCGCTGTCAAGAGGGCATCTGACATCAAGGCTTTTCTCTGTGTCTTTCATTGAAGTTTTAGTTATGTCACAGAATTCTTCGGCATCATCTTTGTGTACTTCAAACTGTACTTCGTCATGTATGTTAGCTACAGGATTAGCATCAAGACCTTTAATCTTTACTTTGTGTGTGATATGACACAGCCATTCTTTACAGATGATAGCTCCTGCTCCCTGCAATAACGTGTTAACAGCGGAGTGAGAACTTTTTATATGAAAGTATCTACCGTCAAGACCTTTGACCATCTTTGTCGCTTCAGCTTCTTGAATCGTTCGTTCTCTAAAACGAGATAGCTTTGGCATGGAAGACAGGAACTTATCAATTAGTTTCTGACCAGCTCTAGCATCTTTACCAACAACAGAACCTATCTTAGAAGGACCAGCACCATACAAGAATGCGTAGATAAAAGTCTTTGCTTGGTCCCTTGTATCAAGACCAGCCATGCGTTGATTAGCTGAGTGTATGTCACCATTAAGTATTTCATCTATGTATTCTTTATCATCAATGTAATGAGCTAGACACCTTAACTCTAAGCCTGACGCATCTGCACCTACTAACCTATGTGTCATGGGATTCTCTACAGTCCAACATTCTCTACACTCAGGACCGTAAGGAGAGTAGACAGCTGGTATCTGTGCCATGTTAGGAGAGTTATGACTCATTCGGTTAGTGACTGCACCTATTGTGATAACGTTACCGTGTACTCTACCAGTGTCTTGATTGGTAGCCTTTACCCAAGATGACGCTTGTGCGCTACGTTTACGTAACAACATGTATCTTCTTATGTCTTCAGCTTCTGGTATAGTGCATTCTTTTAGTGTGCCTTCATTAACTACAGGCTTACCTGTTTTCTCAGTGAACTGTGTAGGTTTCCACCCACGTTTGATTAACCTGTCACCTATCTGTTGTCTACTTTGAGGATTAAATGGATGTATCTTTGTTTTTGTTTTCATTACTTCAATAGTAGGTTCAAAAGTATCAACTAACTTTTCATTAAGGATACCAGCCTCATCGTCTAAGATTGCTAACAGACTAAGTACTTTCTCTTGATCAATAAAGAATCCATTCTTTTTCTGTGTGTCTAACAATCTTCTTACTGAATGCTCTAACTTTACAGAATGTTTTGACCAACCACGCATTGCTTCTTTAAGATGGAGGTATAACTTCTCTGTTACTTCGACATCACGTACACAATACTTATGCATCTCAGCTGTGTATTCTTCAAAGGATTCAGGTTGTGTCATCTTAGGAAACTTTAAGATCTCACCCCAATTACCCAAGCTATTACCGCCTTCGCGGATGGGATTGTTTAACTGAGCAACTATTAATGTGTCTAGTATCTGACAGTAAGGGTACTTAATGTTCCACAACTTTTCTAATACAGGCAGGTCAAAGGATATACCGTTGTGCATGATTAGACATTCTGTCCCATCAAGGAAAGATTGAAGCTTATCTTTATCCCACTCACGGAAATGATGAAGCCAACCAGTGTCTAAATCTTTACAGACAACTAGATGAATCCGTGTGGCATCAAGCCCATCTGTTTCTATGTCAAGTACTGCTTTCAAGTCTCTTCAACCTATCATGTTCAATACGGTGACAGTTAGCACATAACATTACGCACTTGTCCAATTCTTTTTTTATTTTCTCCCAAGAACAGTTTAAGAACTGACCAACTGCAAAGTCTTTTTTAGAAGGATCAATATGATGAAACTCAAATACATCAAGTACTTCATACAGCCAGCCACAATGATTACATTTACCTCCCATATATACTACAGATTTTGCCTTACCTGCTACTCGCCTATTTCGTGACCATTCCTTACGATCTCTATACTTGTGTTTTCTTTTTGTCATCTTAAAAATTACTCCATTACACTATCAAATAAAGCTGTGTCATTTGAAGGCTTGTTAGGT